ATTAATTTTAACACTAATGATAATTTTTCTATTTCTTTTTATCTAACACCTGAAGCTACTTCATCTAATGGAGCTATAGACGCAACTGAAAAAAGATATATAATTGCAAAAAGTGGAACTAAAACTATTGTAAACAAAAACCTTTTAAATGGATCTAAAACTGAAGATGTCAATGCGGGAGCACAATATCCTTTTGAAATTTACATGAAAAATAAAAGATTATATTTTTCAAGATCAGATGGGAATTCTTCAGTTACTATAGATGGGGAAATAACATCAAGTACAGGGGACTTTAAAACATCCCACATATTATGTCAAAATTCTGCTTCTACAGTAGAAATTTATTTTGATGGAACTAAAATAGCATCCCAAGCATATACTTTTACAGAAAAAACACAAAATAAAGCTAACTTATATATAGGTTCAAAAGGCCATCAAACAACAAACAATGCTCTTGATGTTGGAATAGGACAGCTTTATATAGAATCTTTACCAAATAATATTTCAAATAATGTAGTTCAATCCCAAATAGGGGCTTGGACTATAGGAGAAGCAAACCCAATATCAGATAGACAAAGAATTAAATATTTTAATGGAAATTTAAGTAACATTAATATATGGTCTAAAGCCTTTAATACAACTCAAATAACTAACATATCAGAAAGTATTAATGCCTCTCCTTATATAGGTAATATTTTTTATCAAAGTGGTCTTGCTACGATTACTCACCCTAAATATTATTCAATTTTAAGAAGTGTAGGAATAGGAAGTGATGGTATGGTAATAGATTCTCCAAACTCACAAGGGGGTCCTTTTATAGTAGGGTATGAAGGAATAAATAAACTACAATTTCAAGGATCTCATTTAATATATGAACACGAATACCATTGTGTTATTCAGGATCATGAATTTCATGATACTACTAATAACTCTGCACGTAATAGAACAGGAGATGGAGATACTTTAGCAAACTTTGCTACAAGTTCTATTTTTACTCCATATGTAACGACGATAGGGCTATACAATGAAATGAATGAATTATTAGTAGTAGCTAAATTAGGTCAACCAACTAAACTATCTAAAAAAACAGACACCACTTTTGTGGTTCGTTGGGACACTTAATATGTATTATTAGAACAATAAACAAACAATTAAAAAATTAATAAGATATGCCATCATCAGCAACCACATTAAAAAGTTATTTTGAGACTGGGGACAAACCCACAGCAGCTCAATTCGCAGAATTAGTAGACGGTAACTTAAACCTAAACGACGGGGGAACAGTTACTGGAAACGTAACATTAAATGGAAGATTAACAAGAACTTCTCCAGAAACAATGCTTGCATGGAATTATATTACTTGTCCAGCACCAATAGTTTCTCAATTTGGAACATCAGCTGATGGGGCATTAGCAGACGGAGATCAATTTGGTATAGCATTTCCAGGAGTAAATGGAGAACTAGTACCATCTACTGCTTATAGTGTAGGAGCTTTTTCAGCGGCAGGTACTGTACCAACTGTTGAAGGAACTATTCCAGCAACAGACACAGCAACAACTTCAGCAGGTCTTAACCTTCAAATGGATGCTGCAACAACAGATAATGTTGGTATAGAAATAATTTTTGGAGGAAATGCACTTGGAGGTGGTAATGGAATTACAGTTGGAACTCACACAGCAACTATTGATGTAACTCTTCATGCTCCTGACATTTCAGATTTCGATGGTATTATTGTTGGGTTTAGAAAAATCCAAGCATTTCAATCAGGTCACGGAGCTGTTTTAGCAGCTGCAAATGGAGATCCATTATATACTGATTTTGCAGGTATTGGAAGATCAGGAGCCGCAGATCTTTTTGTCTTTTCAGATTTAAATGATAGTGGTACTATAGATGATATACAAACAACACAAGATGCAACTGATAATCAAAACATGAGATTTAAAGTTTCTTTAGCATCAAACGGTGCTGTTACTTATCAACATGTCCAAAATGCAGTAGCAGGAGCAGGAACACTTGCTGCACCTTCAACTACAGATACTTTTACTTTTGATAATGCTGATGTTTTAGTACCTTATATGGTTATATTAGGCACAAGTGTAAATGATAAAATAAGCCTAAAAGACATAACAATTACTAGATCACCAGGTATTAGCTATCAAAATTAATTTTAATGAATTGGTTATATAAAGGGTCAGAAATCAATGAGATTTCTGATCTACCAAACAATGCCTTTGGCTTTGTTTATCAAACAACTCACTTACCTACAAATAAAAAGTACATTGGTAAAAAATCTCTAATGTATAATTTAAAGAAAAAACTTGGTAAAAAAGAAAAAGCACTTTGGGAAGGTAAAGGTAGACCTCCTGTCTATAAAAGAGTACTTAAAGAAAGCGATTGGAAAAATTACTATGGTTCACATGGTTTTATTAAAGAAGCAAATAAAGAAGATTTAACAAGAGAAATCTTAGAAATCGCTTACCATAAAAAAGAATTGACTTACCTTGAATGTAAATATCAGTTCACGCTTGGTGTACTTGAAAGTAGGTCTTACCTTAATGACAATATTCTCGGTAAATTTTTTGATAAAGATTTCATGTAATTAACTTTTTCTTATATTTATTGATATGAGGTTAACCGAACAATACAAAAATAGATTAAAACAACTAGCTGGACTAAAAGAATTAGACAGTAAATCACCTCAACATATAGCTCTTAAAAAAACAACAAACAAAAAATATAAACCTTCACAACAACCCACAGGATCTATTGTTGGTTGTACAAACCCTGCAGCTATAAATTATAATCCTAATGCAACTCAGCCATGTAAGGCAGGAGATGCTGATTGGTATATAATGGATGATGGATATCTATATAATGACCCAGCTACATGGTTTAGTAATCCTATATCAGGTCAACCAATTGCTGCTATTAATTATTCCAATGAATGTTGTTTATATGACTGTTCAAATTATGAAGAGTGGCCTGGTAATAATACAGCTGCTTGGGGACCTGCTTGTGGTGAATTATGGACCCAAATGTATTGTGAGTTTGGTCCTGCTGTTTCATTATCTAATGGAGAAACATATGACTGGGGTGGAGTACAAGTAGCTAATAGTTATGCATCAATGTGTGAGGCATGTGCTAGTGGAAATGAAGGATGTCCAGATGACTGTTACTTTTTTGCTGATACAGTTCAACAATATGGGGTAGATGAACAAACATTTTGTCAAAAATGTTCTGATGGTTCATGGCCTCCATCTATAAGCATTCATTGTGACTGTTGTACTTCAGGAGAACTTAGATGGGCATGTTCTAGTGATGCATTAGTTGGGGGAACCTATGATCCTCAAACAGGAGCATCTATAGGAGCAGAAACTTTTGGAGAATGTGTTTCATCATATAATCCAGATTTCCCATATAGTTCACAAGAAGAATGTGAAGCACAATCTTCGTGCACACCTTAATTAGTTTAAAAAATTTGGTTAACATTACTTTTTTTCATACAATAATAGTATGAAGGAAGATCTTTTAAAACAACTATTAGAATCTGTATTAGGTAGAAGTAAATCAGCTAGAGGAGGTGATGAAGCTGTATTCAATTGTCCTAGTTGTAATCATCATAAGAAAAAACTTACATTTAATTTACAATCACAAAAATTTCAATGTTGGGTTTGTGGTTATAAAGGACATAGAGCTTATCAATTACTTAAAAAAGCTAAAGCTCCAGGATCTACTTATTCAACCTTAAAAGAAATTGATTTACAATACAATTTTAAACAACAAATAGTTAAAAAGGAAGAATTAACCTTTAATTTACCTGAAGGTGTACAACCCTTAATTTCTTCATCTGCAATACTATCAAGACATGCTTTACATTATTTAGATCAAAGAGGTATATCTCAACAAGATATAGTTAAATACAATATACATTACAGTGAACAAGGTGACTTAAAAAATATGGTGATAATTCCATCATATGATGCAAATGGTATGATTAATTATTATGTTGGTCGTTCATTCGATAAAAACGCGTTC